TGGTACGAGTTTGATGCTTACCAAGACTTCACTGATGAGACTGCTATCTACCCACCTGAGAAGGGACTAGAGTACGTAGCTCTTGGCCTTGCCTCTGAGGCTGGAGAGTTCGCTGGTAAGGTCAAGAAGATGATCAGAGATAATAAGTATGACCTTGAAGCTATGGCAGCAGAGCTTGGTGATGTACTGTGGTATGTGGCCAGAGCAGCAGCGGAGCTTGACCTTCATCTGTCTGACATTGCCCAAGAGAATGTAGAGAAGCTTAAGTCTCGTATGGAACGTGGTAAGCTTAAGGGGAGTGGCGATGACCGTTAAAGAGATGATTGATATCCTGTCGGATATGCCAGAAGATGAGCCTGTATACGTACCAGACTTTAACTCTTACGATAACAGGCCAGTGACTAACATCGTACTAAGCAAGCAAGGAGTTCTAATTGACTACTGAATATGGTCCAACACTAGGCGTCTCTAAAGAAATCCATGCTATGAAGTATCGCTCTAAGGGTGAAAGCTTCAAGGAGTCTATGGTAAGGGTAGTTGATGCACTTAAAGATACGGAGGAACACTACCAACAGTTTAAAGACATTCTACTTAATCAACGATTCCTTCCGGCAGGAAGGGTACAGGCGGCTATGGGAGCACCTCGCGAAGTCACTGCCTATAATTGCTTCGTAAGCGGTACACTAGAAGACTCCATGAATAGCATCATGGAGAAGGCTGCTGAGGCAGCACAAACAATGAGACTTGGTGGAGGTATCGGCTATGATTTTAGTACACTCCGTCCCAGAGGGGACCACATTGCGAGCTTGGACTCCCGTAGCTCCGGCCCAATTAGTTTCATGGGAATCTTCGATGCCATCTGCAAAACCATTGCAAGTGCTGGACATCGCAGAGGAGCACAAATGGGTGTACTACGGGTGGATCACCCGGACATCGAAGAGTTCATCAAGGCTAAGAATAACTCGACAAACCTAACGCAGTTCAATGTGAGTGTAGGTGTAACTGATGAGTTCATGGATGCAGTAATCAATGATAAGATGTTTGACCTTAAGTTCGAGGGCAGACGTTACAAGACAATCAGAGCTAAGGCACTATGGGATGAGATTCTTAGAAGCACTTGGGATTGGGCGGAGCCAGGCGTTCTATTTATTGACACCATCAACAAGAAGAATAACCTTGGTTATTGTGAAACCATCGCGGCAACTAACCCCTGCGGTGAACAACCACTACCACCTTACGGGGCCTGCCTACTGGGCAGTTTCAATCTCGCTAAGTACATCGTCAGAGAGCCACTACTGTTTCATTTCAACTATGAACAACTCAAGCACGATATCGCACCTGTGGTCAGGGCCATGGATAACGTCATCGACCGCACCGTTTATCCACTAGAAGCACAGAAGCTAGAGGCTCAGAACAAGCGTAGGATGGGGCTAGGTGTCACTGGTGTAGCTAACGCTGGTGAAGCCCTAGGCTACGAGTACGGCTCTGAGGGTTTCCTTGAGTGGCTTGGTGAGGTCATGGCTATTATCAGGGATACCTGCTACCAATCGTCAATTAGTCTGGCCTTGGAAAAGGGTCCGTTCCCACTCTTCCAAGCAGACAAGTATTTGGAGTCAACCTTTGCTAAGTCTCTACCTGAAGACATTCGCCGTAGTATTGGCAATCATGGTATTCGTAACTCTCACCTCCTCTCTGTCGCTCCTACAGGCACTATTTCTCTCAGCGCTGATAATGTCAGCAGTGGGATTGAGCCAGTATTCTCTCACTCTTACGAGCGTACCATCCAAACCTTCGAGGGACCTAAGGTCGAAAGAGTTGAAGACTACGGGTATAGAGTCTTCGGAGTAAAGGGTAAGACTGCTAATGAGCTTAGTGTCTTTGATCATGTAAAGGTACTAAACCTTGCTAGCCAGTATGTAGACAGTGCTTGCTCTAAGACCTGTAACGTAGGTGATGAGGTTACTTGGGATCAGTTCAAGGACGTATATATGCAAGCATACCTTGGTGGTGCCAGTGGCTGCACTACCTTCCGTGCCTCTGGTAAACGCTATGGTATCCTCAATGCCTCTGCTGTAGAGGATGTAGCAATGGAGCCAGAGGCAGTAGAGGATGACTTCATTGAGGAGGGCGGAGCTTGCTACTTTGACCCCAGCACAGGTTTGCGCACATGCGAATGAAATACAAAGTCGTAGACGCCTATTACCTAGTAGACCTAGAAGAGAAAGTTAATAAGAGTCTAGAAGGTGGGTGGAGACCACAAGGTGGTGTAGCCTTTCACCCAGTTGGTTTTAAGGACAGGTGGATTCAAGCTATGGTGAAAGAATGAAGGCAACACTACTAGATCATATGGGTACAGACAACACAGTTGTAAACGCTGCTAGGGTATCCTTCGACAAGAAGGCTGAAGACTATACTTCTGAACAGAATGCTAAGCTCATTAAGTACCTAGCTAAGCATGAACACTACAGCCCCTTTGGTCATTGCTTTGCTGGCTTCCATGTGAAGGCTCCTATCTTTGTAAGAGCACAGCTAGTGAAGAATGAGTATCTTCGTATGAATGAAATCTCTAGACGGTACGTAGAGACTACTCCAGAGTTCTTCCTACCTAAGATGTGGAGAGGTAGACCGGAGAACAAGAAGCAGGGTAGCCATGGTTATATCCAAGACAGTGGTGCCTATAACTTTGCTCTAGTAGACCATTACGAAGAAGCTATCAAACACTATGAGTGGCTACTTGAGGAGGGAGTAGCACCTGAGATGGCTAGGATGTTACTACCTCAATCAATGTATACAGAGTGGTATTGGTCAGGGTCTCTGGATGCCTTTGCTAATATGGTTAAACTAAGAACTAAACCAGATGCTCAAGAAGAAACCAGAGTGATTGCTGAGCAGATTAGTCAACAAATGAAGGATAAGTTCCCTATCAGTTGGAGTGCATTGGTGTGAATGATGATTGGATTATCACTACTAGCGTGGCAGGAGAAACGTGCCGCCCATCTCTTCTCCTTAATGCAAATGGAGAACCATTCTATCTTGAGAAAAGGAAAGAACCGATTGGCTTCAAACTCAAACCCTCTTGAAGAGCAGGTAGGTGGTTCTCACTACAAGACTATGAAGATTCAGCCTATCGAGTTTATTCAGGCTAATGATCTAGGCTTCTGTGAGGGTAACATTATCAAGTATACTTGTCGTTACAAACAGAAAGGCGGGGTAGAAGACCTCAACAAAGTGATCCACTACGCCCGCCTATTGATTGAAAACCTAGAGAAAGTAAACTAATGTTTAGTGCTGTCTATCTTGTCTGCATCCTTAACCAACCTTGTGTTACTTTTGTAGACAGTCCAACCTATCCTACGCTAGAGATTTGTAGGTTGGAGGCTGCTCAGATTGTTCTTAACAACCAAGAGCGAGCAAAAGCAGGAGAAGCCCCTCCACACACAGCAGAGTACCAGTGTGTGGCCTGGGATAAAGCTTAAAGAGAAGGGGAGCTTTTGGCTCCCCTTTACTTTTATCTGTACCCCACTGAAACTTTACCTCCGTCGAAGGTGTTGCTGCCTGAACGAATGACGCGGACTTGCGTCAAAACGTCGGAAAGCGTCTTTCTTTGTGCTGAGCACGTATAAGCTACCCCAATACCTATGTTCACGTTGCTCAACCACTCGTTGTCGCCGAAGGGGCGGGCAAAGGTTGCAAAGCCTACCGCTGCGTTAGCTGCTGCACCTAGAACGACATCAAATCCTTCAGTGCTGGAGGAACCAGTAGTGATGGCGGTCGATTGCGAACTTGAGTAGGAGCCAGAATACCCTGTCGTCTCTATTCCACCGCTGTCTCCAATCTGGATCAGCAGGTTGTCCGACCCTGATAGAGACACACCGCTAAACGCCACGACAATTTCCGTCGCCCAAGCCGGAATGCCGGTGAAGTCAAACGGCCCGCCGCCCGATGTCGTGGATTGTGGTGTTAGCCATGTGTATCCACTACCTGGAGAAACCCACTCAGGTGCAGTAGCTCCAGAGTTCATCTTAAGGGCTTGACCAGCGGTACCCTTAGGAAGCCTAGTAAGAGTATCAGCAGCAGTAGCGTAGAGTAGGTCGCCCTGAGCTAGGGACAACCCCTCAAGGCTATTTAGTGTGGCTCCTGCGGTCTGTGCACCTAGGTTAGCTCTGGCTGTAGCAGCATCAGTAGCACCAGTACCACCCTTAGCTACTGGCACAGTACTCTCTGTAGCAGCAGTACCAAGCCCAAGGTTAGCTCTAGCTGTAGCTGGGTTAGACACGTCACTTAGGTTGTTGGCGGACAGAAGGTCGCCAGTACCACCACCAGAGTCCCCCTTACTAACCATAAGTTCCCACCTTACAGCAGTAAGGTCAGTAGCAAATACTCCAGAGGTATGAGCTATCTTACAGATATAGACGTTACCGTTAATCTTAACCAAGTCATTCTTGACGTAGCTGGTAGCGGTTACCCAAGCACTACGCCACTCTGGGATAGAGGTGATATCTACAATCTGTTGGCCATTAAGAGTAAGGTTCTCAGTGTCAATAGTGCCTACGTTAAGCAGAGCATTACCATTGATATCTAGGTCACCATTCATAGCATTAGGCGTACTGCCGTCAAGAGAGACAGTGTTATCGAATGCTTCTTGAATACGATCCCAGTTCTGGTTGATAGCACCGATAGTGCTGGAGTTAGTGATAGACGTGATGTCTACTAGGTCTGGACGCTTAGCCATTTATTTCTCCTGAATAACTAGATCACCACTCCAGAGAGTGGCTGTAGTAGCTGACGTTAGGGCACAATGCAACATACAAGTACCATTATATAGTCTGATACCTGGATCACTGATCTTCCTAGTGTTCGTAGTGTTGACGATTGGAGTACCCATAAAGGCGATAGGTCTCGCTACAAACAGTGAGATAGTTCCTGAGACCCAAGAGACACCCAAGGTCAAACTCTGAATAGACCTCACACCCTTGTCTCCGGCGGCTAGGTTGAACCATATAATAGTACCAATCACTGGAGTGGCTGGAGCCTGAGAGCCTACAATGTTAGCTAGGGTAGCTGTTCTACCAGCAGTACCATTTGAGTTGGTATAAGACACTGTAGCTGCAAAGGACAGAGCAGCCAAGCCTACAGCAGCAGTACACATGATACCGATCCGATAACCTTCACCATCCGTAGAGCCATTGGCGTCCCTAGCCGGGAAGGTAGGCGTGGTAATAGCCTGAGCAGTAGTGGTAGTGATCACTGCACCAGAGTTAATCCAGACACAATCAAAGAACATGTTAGCATGGTTGACAGAGGCGGCTAGGTTAATCTCGGTGAGGTAGTTAGCACCAGTAGCTGGGTTACGAATAGGGATACAACCAGCATCAGTAGCAGTGGTGCCAT